TATTAGTAATTTTAACTGCGGTAGTACCAACTGAAATAGATAAATCATCATTAAGACCAACATTTAACCCATCGTTTGATCGGACATTAAATTTAAAATTAGTAGTACTAATAATATCTGATCTAAGGTAATTTGCGGCTAACACGTTCCCAAGAGACAACGCATTTTCAGAATCTCCATGGTACTTACCAATCAATACAGGCAAGTTAAATCCAGGCTTAACTTCTGGAAAACCAGGCAAATCATTAGTTGTAAATGTTGGCGAATTACTTAACACTGCAACTAACACATCTCTTACTAAGAATTTTAGCACAATTGGGTTAATACTTGGTGTTGGTGTAGTTACTTTAACTGGAACTACACCACTTACGCCGTGTGAATCTTCATATATTGGCCCAACTACTATCCAACCAGATCCATTGTAAACTTTTAACTGCTTTGTAGTTGAGTCCCACCATAAATCACCAACTTGCGGTGTTGTTGGAGGTAAACCTGAATTATGTGGCCCGCTTATTACTTTCCAATCAGATGATCTAAAAACCTTTAATACTTTTTCAGAAGAATCCCACCATAATTGTCCCTGTATTGGATGTTGTGGTGGCAAACTAAAGCTAAAATTCTCTAATAGTTTAACTAAGTTTTCGTCAAGTTGCGGTCCATAGCCAGCATAATTCTTTCCAAATAGCGTTAAGCTTGAGCTTGTGGTGTCTGCTGTACCATCTGTAATTTGACACAGAGTATTTGAATCGGTTTTTTTAATAATATATGTTGTCATTGTATATCCTGTTTCTCAGATTAAAATCTGCCCACTGCCACTTCAATAATTCGAATACCTTCGTCAGTGTTATTTTCTAAGCTTTTTCCTATTACGCAACCCGGGACCCAATTAGTTGGGTCTAATGCAGTTGCTACACCACATACTGTTGATGTAACTAGTAAATCACCCTTGCGTACATGCCCTATCACCGAGCATGGCACTTTACCTGTTAACGCCACTGGTATATATGCTTCATCTTCTGATGAATTCATTAAATATGCTGGATCTGTTGAAACAATTCCTGCCACTCTGTAATCAGCATATTCAGTGCTTGCTGTTATTTCGTATTCACCGCCAAACACAACCACTGTGCCAGGCCCATATTTTTTATCAGATTTATAATTCTCAGCTAAGTCAGCATAGTTAGCTTTCATTGCAATGCCGTGGAAGTTTTTAAATCTCAACGACGGAGATCCTACATTGAACACATTATCAACTGTAGGAAGAATGTCCCCATTCATCTTTAACTCATCTAACTCACCAACTTTGCTAACTCCGTTTTCTATAACATTATAAACAAACTCAGTTGTTGCTATTTTAGTAGACTGGTCAGTTACAGGCTGTGTTGGCGCCTCAGGATAACCTGTAAATTTTGGGCTAGCAACATTTGATTTAAAATCAATTGCAGCGTTTACATTTACATAGTAAACAGGATCATGATTGATTGCCGTCGACAACTTTGATAACGTGTCAAGAATTGACGAATTGATATCTACGTTACCTGTAAACGACGACACTTTACTGTCAACATAATTTTTAGTTGCAATAACATTTGCAGTAATTGATGTGTCAACGTACCGTTTAGTAGTTACAGATGTCAATGCAGTTGGCTCAGTGGATATAGTTACAGTGTTATCTACCCCATTTACTGTCAAGTATGTATTACTCACAGACAGCGCAACATTAGTTGAAGTGCTTTTTATAACATGCTGCCCATTGACCTCAGTATACATACGCATCGGATCAGTGGACACCCCAACTAATAATCCATTTGCATTTTTAACTGCCAGCCAACCTTGCAACGTAGTAGATGGGTCCGTAGTGCGTACATAGTTAGTTGCTACTACTCCACCAAGTTGCAATGCATTTAATGAAGTCCCAGTAATCATAGATCCTGGGGCTATTGTTTCTCCTGTCCCTACAGTAGTAATACCAGAAATTGGCATAGATAAATCAAATTGTTCATCTCTGCTTAACACACTAATCACTGATCCGTCAACGCTAACTGTAGCAATGGTATGCTGTCTACCGTTAGTGTCAGTGACAGTATTTGGCATTATACCAGAGAAATGATTTCCTTTTGGATTTAGAGGACCAATCAACACCCATTCATCACCATTGTAAATTTTTAATTGGTCAGTTGACGTATCCCACCATTGATCACCTTCCTGAGGCTTAATCGGCGGTGAATCACTTAGTGCTGTGGTTGCGCATACTTTAAATCTATCTCCGTCAAAATAATGTAACAACTTATTACCTGAGTCCCACCATAATTGCCCCTCAATTGGGTTTAACGGTGGAGTATCGTTGGATTGATTTTCCAACATATGAATAAAGTTGTTTGCAATAAATTTTCCATAATTGTGGACATTTTGACCAATTAAAGATATGCCTAAACTTTGGTCAACCATACCCTCACCCAGTCGCATAAAGTTTGATCCGTCGGCATGTGTAAGTTCGTAAGTCATGTGTTATCCTATTGCACTTAGGTTAGTCAATGCACTAATACGCACAGTGTAGTCAATTTGAATTAACCTGTTTAAGGACTTTTGCACTGGGTGGAATACCACGTGAGTTAGCAATTTACCTGCGCCTGGTTGACCTTCAACATACCCTTTAAGGCCTAATTCATCAAACACATACATTTCATTCAATGTTGCACTATTATCAAACGCATATTGATCTGATGGTTCACCATAGTCTAATAGACAGCTAACTAAAATGTCAGTGTAAACTGTGCCAGGTATGTGTCGAATTTCCATACGATTTCTTAAACTGTCAGTATTGTTAATGCTAGTGTTATCTACAATTTTATAGTATGTTGGGCTATATAAATTTGCGTTTTGGGCTGAGGAATTTGGTGGCAAATAACTAATAACCCCCGTTGGATCTACACTCGTGCCACCGTTCCCAAAATGCATTTCGTAAATATACTTGTCGCCTTTGTTTGCTATGCTGTATGCTAACGCTTCGGAAAAATTTTCGTAATGAATTGCATTTTTCTTATCCACTAGCACTTCTTTAGTAGTGTAGTCAGTAATTTTGATAAAACCTTCTACCTGTAATTGTAACATATTCATTAGGATCTTCCCTCAACAATTACTTCACCGGATTCCGGATCAGAAATTTTAAACTTTGCCTCAATCAAAAGGCCAGACGATTCATCTGGCTTTCTAATTGGTTGGCCAGAATCGACTAAATCAGCATTATCTAAATTATTATTTTCGCTCATACTTTATTTATCTGCTTAAATATCTATTCTGTAACTATCATAACCATCTTTATCATATGGGTGCACTGGATGATTAGGATTAGACAATCTTGGATCAAATTGTGCTGGATCTCCTTTATATGTAGCATCTGCATACGGACCTTCGTCATATCTTGATCTAAACGACAATGGATCAATGAGTTCTCCTGGCAGCCATGGCAAATAAGTTGGGCATCCTTTAAGGAACAGTGCTTGTTTAGTAGCACTAAACATTAAACCATCACCCATCAAAACTCTTCCGTCATTTGTATTATATGGCCACGGGTTTAACCACGACGTTGATTCATCAGTCCTACGATTTGTAGTAGTATCCAAATCCCATGGGATTTCTTGGTCTGAGCTTGCGTCAACTACCAACGATGCATATTGATATTGCAAAATATCTGCAGATGAATCAACTGTTGTCCCATCTGTATTGTATTCTGGTTCATATGCTTTGTGAACTTCAGGAACCCCTGTTCCCCACGTCCCTCTTCTTATTTGTTTTAATGTGTTTCTTACTTCATCTACTGCAAAATAAGTAATTTTCTCACCATTCAAATACACTACACCAGGGTTACCTAATTGCGTATTTGGATAAGGCAATTTGCTTACATCAGCAACAAATATTTCTGTATCATCGTATCGTAAATCTTTAACAAGCATAGTTGACCCATGCAAGCAAATACGTCTAAATTCCCACGGCGAGTTAACTGCGGTAAAGTTAAACAAAGTTTGCCTATGTTCGTTAGTTGCCGCCCAATCCTCCAAATTGAATGGTAAATTAGCTCCAAGGTTATATTTTGCCTTGTAAAATCTACCATTGTAAAACGCAACATCATCTTTGACGTAATTAGTAGCCATTTCCCACCTTGGTAATGTGTCAAATTGAGTTGTACCTTGATCAAAGGTAGTGTTATGCTCAATCGACATGCGTTTACTAATGCGATAACCAACTGGATTGTTCAAAGGATCAAACTGGAACGTTGTTTCATTATACGGGACAGTAAAAACTTTAATATCTAATGTATCATACACTAGACCAGGTAGTAATTCTTCTGGTGCATGGCTTTCAAATGTGTCAATGAACTTACCGCCAACAATGTTTATGTCTTCTGGCCTTAACCCTAAGCTCATATCATTGAGTTTACTATAAATTAAAGTATCAGCAAGCTTATCAGTTGATGGATCATTGTTAAACGTTGACCCGTCAACTTTATTACCTGGATACTCAACACCATCAAACAGTTGCGCTGGGTCAGATGGCAACATGTTTGCATTCGGAGAATAAAATACTGACACTCTGTCATTCGCACAGATTAGATCAGCGTCAGACATCATTGAATATTCTACGGGATTAAAATAATTTCCAGAATTTAATGCAATAGGCACCAAATACGCTTTGTTGTCAAACGCGACTACATCATTAAACAGATAGTCAGTGTTTTTCTCCCATTGTTTAACAGTAGACGAATATGAAATTCTATCAAATTTAATTGCAGTGTCAAACGACCGAACAGTCTTATTTTTCATAACAGGATAGCAAACGGCAGTCTGACGACCTTGGCTGTCTTGCCCATCGCTTGGTATTATAATAGTTGGTGTTGAGGTATATCCTGACCCTTCACTTAGCACATTGACTTTCATCAATGTTCCATTGTAATAATCAAACACTGCTTCAAGTTTAGCATGATTAGGCGATTTGTCAGGCAAACCCCCACCAATTACTCTCAATTCAACTGGCACAGTAGCAGAATAGCCTCTGCCTTTATGGCTTACTAGCACATGGCTTATAGAGTAAGAGTGGTGAGCAAACCAATTTGCATATTGGTTGTTTGCCGATAACAATAACTCGTCTCTTGCATGCTCGTTGTTTGGACTGCGCCACAGATTATAATCAGCATCATAATATGCAGGAATATCAAAATCAGTTGCTGCAATTCTTCCAATATCAGAACCCTCATAGTTAATTAAGTACTCACGTATTTTTGTACGATAAGGTTTAACTTCATTAATATAGGATTCGTAAAACGATTGATTGTCTTTAATATAATTTGGGAATTGCCCTAACTTTCTAAGTTTGTGCAATACTGTTATGAAACTGGTTTTAAACGCCCAATCAACTGCACGTTGCTCAGACATTATATAATCCAGCAAAATAAAGAAAACTTTGTTAAACTTACCTTCAAGAACATTTATAAAAATGTCATCTTTAATTGCGTTTATGATGTTTCTAAACTCTATAGTAGGGTTAAGGTCAAATTTAACAGTATCAAAGTTATCGTTGCTAAATCCAATTTGATTTGTATCATGAGCCCACAGCGAATCCTTCAATCGAATTGTTCCATTCTCTAACCCAACTAATGTTAAAATAACATTGTCGTTTGGTATGTCAACTGATTGCCACTGTCTGACTTGTAGACCCATTGTCCCAGACAAGTTAGTAAAGTATGCATACTCTTTGCCAGTCCATATAAAAATTTTGTCTTGGTCCGTGTTTTCTGGATCACCAGTGCTAATAATTGCAAACTGCCCTTCTGAAATACCTTCAGGACGAGTATCCATGTTTAACGATATAACAGACGTATAAAGTTTTGTAATTTCAAAAAATCTATTACCATCGTCTCGTGTAGTAGTAACTCCAGTTGCACCACGAATTCCTTTTGATGTTGGGAATTTGCCAATGAACGTCCATTTTGTCGTAGCGTTATTTTCTGCGTCAACTGTTTGTTCTCTTATATAAACCTTTCCATCATCTGCAGATTCTGGTTCTCCAGTATCAACTAACGCAAATTGCCCAGGAGCAATTCCATACGGAGTCACGTCATGCTCTAAGTCATCCTTAGATGGGTAAGTTTTAATTACTTCAAAAAATCTGCTGTCTGGTTTTGCTCCAGTGGTTGGAGAAAAGCCATCAACTCGATATACAACAAATTGACCTGAGCCATTGTTTCTAATCCAAATAGTCTCGCCTTTACGAAGCGTTAATTTTGCTACGTCATACTCAGACACTATAGTATGAGTTGGTTTCACTGACATATTGTACGATGCATCAAACCAGTCAATCTTTTCCCAATAATCAGTAGTCTTATAACTTTGAGTTCTTACTAAGAAATAGTTCTTAGTAGGTGTTACCTCGTACACTGCCCATTGGCCAAAGAAATCTGAATCGGACTTAACTAAAATACGTTGCTTAGGCTCAAGCAAGTCCATATTTAAATACGACCGTTCAGCCAATGTTTCAACAATTATATTTTTCCCAGTTGGATCTCCCCATGTAAATGGTATTTCTTCAGCCAACGATAATTTTGATAAGTCAAAATCTTCGCATATAGGAAATTGTGAAAATATCATGTTTACATATTGAACAAAATTCTTTGTTGCAATTAGTTTGTTTACAAACATTGATTGACGTGGACGGATGTGTGTTCCATACCGTTGTGCTGCACCAATTTTATAATCTGGTACCATATGGCCATATGTATCTGCACCAGTTAAACTATCAATTAGTTTGTTTATAATCTGCTCAGGAATAATTGATGTTTCTGATTCTGCTACTAGCTCATACTCGTTATGTATAATATTTGAATTTTGCAATATTGCATAGTCAATATGTAAAATTGTGTCGTCTGCTGATATGTACTTGTTAGCATTGAACACGGCAACTGAATTATCACGCAACAATGCAGCATACGGTATATCCTGTGTAGTTGGTGACAACAATATTGCTGAAATATTTGAAATGCTAATTCTACGATTATGTATTGAACTTACTGTTTCTTTGTTTTTAACCCAAAAGTAGTAAGTTGTTCGAATGTAACCAGACGCATCTACAGTTACTTGCTCTACATACGCAGTATCGTCTGGATACAGCGCAACTCCGTCAGTTACATACGCAGACGGTAAGTTAGAACTTTCAACCCACTCACACACTTCAATTTCTGAGCCAGCAAACAGTTTGCCCCAGTTTTTAATACGGTAAGTTAAGTCACTTTGCTCGTAGTCTACATATCTGACTTTGTCAACATTCCACCATACTTGACCAACTTGATTTGGTCCCCAATGATAATTTTCATCAACTGCCGCAGTAGTTGGTTCACCTCTGTTATAGCTTGCAGGGTCAAAAGAAGTCTTGTAAGTTAATTCTTGCTCAACTACACCAAGCAATTTGCCTTTTCTTGGGTCATAATAATCTATCCCAGTTAAGATGCTCTGTGATTTTTTGTCGTACATAAACATCTTAGACACTTGGTACGGATCAGTTAGCGGAGTTTGATAACGAGTTTTGACCCAACCCTTATCTAAATTGTTATTAGTAAATGCATACACCCTACCTACATTTTCTACTTCGCCGTATTCGTCTAATGTTGCACTAACGAATATTTTATTTTTCGAAATAGCAATAGCTGCACCAAAATTGTCATTTGGCGAAGTATTATCAGTTTTAAGCTGCTGAATAAATCCATATTTAGATGGGTCAAGCAGATGACGGTGGTTATTTTGCAACTCTTCAAATATGTAGGCTGACCCCGTGTTAACTGTAATATTTCGTATTCTAGTAATACCACTATCAAACTCAGTCGTTCCACTATCAAGTATCAAATCTTCAGACGTGTCAGCACCAGCACTGCCAATGAATAGAGTACCGTTCTCGCCAGCAACTAACGTTGAGCCAAACATCTCATATTGATTTGCAAAAGGATGGTGTATTTCTTGCGCCATAAAAAATGTGTCTCTTAACCCTAACGTAGTTAACCCCATTGGGCCAGAATTTAGTATTGACAATGAGTCAAATGCTGAGACTGCTGTATAATCAACGCGGAGGTAGCCGTCATCATTGAAAGCCTTAACTCCAACAATACCAGCAGCATTTATATCAGCCACTACATCATCAGGTGTTACTCCAGAAATAGGCACAAACTGATTGTTTATTCTAATTCCGTCTGAGGTAAATGACGACATAGCGTCATGTCCAGTTATTGTGTTGAATGATTTAGTCTCGTTTGAAAATCTATAAACTACTCCACCATGATACGATTCTATATTATACCAAGGCGCGCTAACAAAAGCGTCAGACCCTGAGTCAGTTATAGTCACTGCCCAACCAAACTTTGAACTATACACTAAATTTTCTGGGCTAACCGTTTGGATTAACTCAAATTGGTTTACGTTAACTATTATAGTTGAGTTAATTTCCGGTGCTTCAACAAACTCAACTCGATCTGCGTATATACTAACTTGTGAAGGCAATAACTTATTGCCGTTTACAACCACTGACGCCAACCGCGTGTTAGTAATTGTTTTACTAACTGTAAACGTTAATTGATTCCCGTTGGATATAAACTTTTCTACATACCGTGTAAACATGTATGCTTCACCAATATCAACTATACCATCACGTATTTTATGCGGAGCGCCAACTACTGTAAATTCGCCATTGCTTGAAGTGTCAACAGAGTAGCCAAACTTGTCGTCAACTTCTGATGACGGAGATTCCAAAGTTGCCACATAATCATAGTATGGTGATTGTGACACAGAACATTGGTAATCTTCAAGAGGCAAAGAGTTAAACACTATTCTATTACCAAATTGATTAGCTATTAGGTCTGGTTCGTCTTCTGTAAATGTACGATAATCACGATTCGGTATAAGAGTAGTATTTCCATTCTTGACTATGATGCCTAACGTTGATGACGGTCTAAACGGAAGTGAGTAGTATCGGTTAGTTGTATTTACTGACACTACGGTTGTTTCATTTGTTGCGTTCACCTTGGTAAACGCAAACACTTTGTTTGCAACTGGTGCACCAACAAACAACCAATCTCCATCTTTGCTTAAAGAAACTGAATGCCCAAATCTATCTCCAGTGTCCAATAAGTCTAAAGATGTGCCTTCTTCACTGCGCAGATCAAGACTCAATATTTGAGTCAAAATAGGTTCCCCAGTTGATGATATATTGTAAACTAGGACTTGCCCTGTGTCAGAATCTGATCCTGGAGCCCCAGAAACTAACGTGCGCCCTGAAATGTCTAATGAATACCCAAATTCACGAGTTGAACTAGAGCCAACATCTACACTAGAAGATGCTACATAATTGTTAAGAGTAGTTTTTACAAAAAATCTTACTACACCGTTTTCATATGTTGGAGACCCAACTGCAACAAGTAGTCCATCGTATGTTGCTGCCACTGAATGCCCAAGTTTAAGATTTGGAATTATGTCATCAACAGTGTGCAATTGTAATGCACCAAGTGTTTTATCATATTTCCAAGGTTCAGTTTTAGAGTAAACTGCCCATTCTCCATTGATAGAATCTGTGTCAGCCCAAACCTTGTCATTCATCTTCCAATTGTGGTTAGGTGTGAATGGCACAATATCTGACAAATTACTAACTCTCATACTTTGCAGTATGAAAACTGCACCGCTACCAGTCAATGACCCATCAGAAATAGTCTGTGACACTATATCATTTGTAATTACTACGCTGCCATATACTTCAACATGAGTTGGGGTCAATACGTTTGATACTTGATAAAATTTGTCCACGGTCATAAAGTTACTTAACGACGACGTTTTATCAAATCCCCTAATCATAAACAAATCACCAACGGAAAGTCCGTGTGGGCTACCAAACTCAATTGCTTCATTTATAGTTACTGCATCGTAATCGTCTGCATTTGAATAATAGAATTTTACTGCGTGAGTAGTAGATTCACTTACTCTATATACATTCCAATCTTTAAAGTAATCTTTAGCAACCCAGATTTTAAATCCACTTGAAATAGTAGGTATTAACGAATCTAACGCATTGATGTTTTTAATATCAAATAACGTAACGTCAACGTCATTTAAGTTAACATATCCAGCTGATTGAAAATCAGACTCATAGTATGAACTCTCATCTCTATTTTTAAATATATTTGAAACATACGAAATAGGTTTTTTGTATAAAAAATTCTCGTAAAATCCAACTACACCTATATCAACTACTTCTTCACCTGGCTGTAGCAATGTTAATGCAATAGGAGTATGGGTAAACAACTCATCCCTTAGTTGTAACTCTAAAAATCTATTGCTGTCAGTTGCACCATAATCACCAACCCGAAATGCCCACTCTTCATTGAACGATACATTTCCACTTAAATTATTAAACGTGGCAGAGGACAGGGCAGTAATTGCATCCTTAGTACCTTTGTCCCTAATGTAGCCTTGGTAAAACTTAGTCTGTGACGTAGAGTTTAAACTTAGGTCTGTCAAATAACTGCGATTTCGATTTCGATGGCCAATTAATCCGTTACTATACACATTAATATTCTGATCGTCAACTTGATTGTCAACATCATACATGTTTTCAAATTTTTGCGCATTGTAAGCAAAATTAGGAAGCATACCAGTATTAAACTTGGCGTTGTTTATTTTCCTCCATTTTCCAAAATTAAATACGTTGCTAGCATCAATGTTGTTAATAGCAGAGTAGTTAACGGATTTATAAGAAACGATGTCACCTTTTCTATAATCTTTGCCTGATGACCATTGCGGAATAGTTGGGTTACTAAACATAAATCCAGGGGGATTTAATTGTCCAATCCAATCGTCAGTTTTGTTACCAATTAATTTAAGTCGATATTGTCTATTTCCAAGCTCTGGCTTGTAGATAATATCGTTAAACACTGTTTGGTTATCAAAAATTAATGCATGTTCATACTGTACTAAATTTAAATCAAGTAAGCCAATTGATATGTCATGCACAGTTTCAAGAGTAAAATTAGTATTGTCTCTTACTGACGTAAACATACTACTCTTAACTACATTGAACCCAATGTCTAAAATCTTAGAACCTGATGGCGTGTTATCTATATGATCTACTACTGCATTAGATATCTGTGCTGTAGCTTTATTGCCCACTGGGCTTAACACAATTATGTTTCCTGGCCCCCAACCTTGTTGAGTCCATGTTAAGAATTCTTTACACGACAATTCCCAGTTCTTTGGTTCTTGCAATTCAACATTAAACTCCTCAAACACAAACCCAACTGCTACCAAGTACCGTTGATACGAAATTATAAAATCAATAACTTGTTGTTTGTTAGTAAATTGATGTCCATACGGAATTGTTATTGTGCTAGTGTAAAAGTTATGATACACTGTCCCAAACGTATTACCAACAACAATGTCATGATTATTAGAATTTATGTCGCTCGGAACAATAGTAAAATACGGCGTGTTTGTATCATACCCAGCAACTGAATAACCAGCAACCGTCTTTTCTATTATTAACGCACTGTAAATAATTCTGTTAACAGACGACGATTTATGCAAATGTACTTTGTAATTTTCATTTGGTATAACAACTGAGTCGTTACTACTTGCTGGGCTGCTCTGCTCAGCTAATACTCGCAAAAATGACTTATCTGTAAACCCAGCTGCTCTATAACCAAGTCTAACTTCTAACCCGTCAAGATATTTTCTTATAGTGCCAGTGGCATTACCTCCATTATGTGCAACATAATCTCTAACCCAGTTTAAGTAACCAGCTGCACGAACTGTTTCAGTACCTGTAATATCACCATTTATGTGAATTTCCTTAGGTGTTACTCGTTTATTAGTGTCAGTTAAAACATATTGCCATGTCACTGGGGAGCGTTTGTACCGTGTTGTATTTGCAAGCAGACCAAAATAAACACCAGGTTTCATTAGCGCCAACGCTTGTTGCACAGCAAATGGGTAATCACTGCTTTTGCGCCAAGCTGATTCAACCGGACCTTCGTCACCAACTTGGAATGATCCACTGACGTCCATACCATTAAAATTAGTTACTAAGAAATCATGCGGATTTCTTAATTGCCCATCATCAGTAACTGGGATAAACATTGATAGTCCTGGTCGGGCATATTGCCTATGCAAGCCAGCGCGTTCACCATTGCGGATTCTTCCGTCGCTTAAATCTTTCCATAAAATTAAATTTCCGCCAGTATACGGTGCTGGGCCGTATTGCGAAACCCACCATAATGGTTCTTCACTAAACCCTAAACATTCCCATGGACGTAAATTAGGCGCATCTGTATCAAAGAAAAACTTGTAAATCCCGCGCCAATGGCCAGGGAGAAAATCTGAGTATTCTGTCGTATCAATAAACCTGTTATAAGTCCAAGTCCATGGATTAGAACTCTCAAACCACATGTTAGTGGCATAGTCAACTTTATTATTTCCAACCCAAGCCAAAAAGCTTCTAGTTACAATGTTGTTAAATTCATAACGAGAATATTCAGTTGGCCTGAATTTTCCCGGAATGTAGTCATTTATATCAAATCTAAATTGATCATATTTTGCTTTAATATTGTTGTAAATGCGTTTTTCTAATTCTAATAATAAACCGTCTCTAATGTCACCAAATGCTGGCATAACGTTACCGTCATGTCCACGTATAGCCTTAAAGGACTTAGAGTAAGTTGTTTCTACATAAATTGATGGAGTATACTTTGGATATAACCCTAACTTAGTTGGTGTTTCTGGAACATAGCATCCATCAGTGTTGTTGAACCGCTTAATAGTAATTTTATCGTCATACTGTAACTTAGTAGCAAAAATTATAGACTGTCTAGTTTTGTTAAAAGCGTAATCTACTCCTTTGACAAGCTGGACATTATTTAAATATACTAACACTGCAACATTGCTTAACTGCTCATCGTTAAATATTTCAGTGATTTCATATTCAGTTTGCTCTAAATCTAATACTATGTATTCAACAATTGTACGATTTTCATCATACGGAATCATGTCACTGTAATACCAAGGCATTGTAGAATTTTTAGCTACGTTTAGTTTAGTCATAATAAAATCTACGCCAAGCACTGGGTCAGTGATGCCAGAATTTACCACGTCAACAAACATTTCTAAGAATTTATTCTTAAATCTTGAATATTCTTTTTGTGCAAGAGTTATACTGTCAATGAAGTTAACTTCTTTGTTTACCAAAAACAGCGAGCTATACACTGTTGGCGCACTATGTTGCAATATATTTCCACCACTACGTTTAATGAAAATGTCCCGTAAATTACTTGTGCCAGGTACTTGCCCAACCACTTTCGTGCTGTTTTGTGCAATTTCAGTTAGATGGTTTCTAAATTGCCCAAGTGTAAGAGAAGTAAATCCGCTGTTTAACGCATTAAAATTTAAATTCTTAGGTATTTCATAATACCCAATCTTAGATTGAGTATTTGAGAAAATTTGTATATCAACCTTGTCTCCTTTTTTCAAAGGAGCTAACACACGTATTGCTTTTTTAGCTTTGACGTCCAACAGCGAAAACTGTGAAGTTGATAGCATTACATTATTCAAGAATACTTTTAACGTAGGAATTACTTTAATGTAAGCTGGCAATACGTCAATTTCAAAATAAGAAGTTTTGCCATTGCATATCTTAGAAATAATTTGATATTGTTTAGATGGTTCTACAATTGGGTCCCATACGTTTCTTCTTATTGCAAGCTGTCTATTGACAATAACTTGCAAAAAGTTTTCATTGATTTTATGGGTTACTTCTGACAGCCCAACTAACTCTGTGAAGGTATCTAAATCAAAATTATTTTCAAACTCTATGTCACCAACATTGTTAAAGTTTCTATAAGATATTGGCAACCCTAACACTTTGTCTATTAGTCCAGAACCAACTTTGTAAGAAAATAACTTGCATCCATTGAATGACGAGTTTTTGTATTTTGCTTTGTTACCTAAACTAACATGCTCGTTGTCTACAACATCAAATTTTGGATGCACGTTCACTGACAGTTTTTCTGGGCCCTTGACCCATGTATTACCCGCATACCAATAGCTTCTTCCAATCAACAACCCAGTGTTAAGTCCAATCACACCGTCTAAATATACAATACCCAACCCTTGGTTGCTGTTATCCATTCTGCGGGCTTCTGGATTATTACGAATCTTACTCCACTCTCCGCGAGCTACTTCCCAATCACGGTATAACGTGTCATAATTGTCAGCATACGCCCTGTACTCAAGCATTTCGTACTCAGTTGGAGGATTGCTTAACAGTGGAGGGAAAAATACAGGCTCAACTGGCTCTTGTTGAATTGGTTCCAACTTAACAGTAGTACCAGACCGTGGAGTTACAGTGTTATAAGGAAGAATATCTCCATTTTCAACTTGAGTCAAGTGAACTTTAATCTCTCCGTTTATATCTAAAATGTTTACTTTCCAAATTTTGTTTCGAACTGTTGGGTCATAGTCATTCGCAAATACTACAGTCATACCATCTTTAAACTTAGATTCAGTGAAGTAATTTGTTACTTTACCTTCTTCTACTTCGTTTAATGCATCAGTGACGGTAAAATCTAATACATCTACTTCATGCTTTGCTACTCTTCCGAAATTAAATAACTGCAAGTTTGGGTCAAACTCAATGATAGGACGGGCAGCACGTTTAGATTGATCATACAACGGTACAGTTTTATTGTACGTTGCGGTAATAGCAATGACATCCGAATGCACCCAACGGTTACTTCTAGACCATGCGTTGCAATCAGCACTTGCTCTGTTTATTGTAATGTAGTCTGGGTCAAGAGGGCCACTTAAATTTTGATCGTAGAAGTCTGCACTAAATCCGTAAATGTCAAACGGAATAGACATTCCTTTAAAATCAAGTTCTGGTGTTATTAGGTGTGACTCTTTAACTAAACTTATTCTAGTACCAACGCCCTCTACATAATATACATTGTTGCCATACGATTCTGGCAACACCAAAGACCCAAACTTAATTTTTAATCCATTTGTAAATGTAACGCCGTTAGGGCTAACATACTCTTTGTGGCCAATTATGTCTTTTTCTACTTCAATGAAGTAAGTAGGTCTATCTACTAATACGATTTTTCCATAGTAACGCTGATCTGAACCATCATTGTAAAACAAATATTTAAGTGGGGCAGTAATCAGTGGAATCCTAATCATCATCTCAAAATTATTTTTATAGTATTCAGAGTTAGCAAACTTGTCACCAGCCTTAATAAACACTTTGTTGTTAATAGGTATATTTTGATCCCACACCAAGTTAACTACAAAATCATTATTGCCAGTATCAATGACTTCAATTTTCCATACACTACCACGCTTCTCACGAGCTATCAAATCACCTTCATCATACTTTTTAACATCGTAATCTTTAAACGCATAAATGCCTTTTTCTTCCCATTTATCATCCGCAGTGTCACCTGACAAAAACACAAGATACTTTCCATGTAAGTTATTTGGCGAAATTTCTCCGTCAATGCCACCAAATTTTTCAATAATTACACGTAGTTCTTGGTTATCAATGTCATTGAATGCCAATGTTGTCCCAAAGTCAATACCAGGTGGCGTACCCTCAGGCACGCTGCTTGGCCCACGAACTTCTGGCATGTTAACATAGTCATCTTGCGCATCTATTTGCGGCACTTCAAAGGTAATTACACCATTGACTGATCCATCACTATTGTTACTACCACCATTGTTACTAACACCATACACCTCACGAGTATTGATATTTCGCTGGTTCATGCGACGCCCATCAGTCCCAGGGTCAGTTTGAATCCAAAAATTTGCACTTTGATTAACCATAAACTCGTACGTGCCGCCACGGACAAGGTACAAGGTTGGGTTTTGTGCAGATCCAAAACTACTGAATTTATACGCTGCATCAATAGAATCACGCAATACTGTATATTGACGCTCATCATCTACCATTCCAGGGAAAACATCAACAGCGTCTGGTCCAGTTGGCATCCAGTAATACTGATTAAAGTTAACCAACTTATCAAAATCAATTTGTCCGTTAAACGAGTAGGATTCATTTGAGAACAACCGTGAATGATTAGTAACATTGCCACCATAATAATTTACTTGCTGAATTAAGTCCATGTACGTGCTAAAAAATTGCACTTCTTGCTCTTCATTTTGAACTACAATACTTGGCTCAAGTTGATAATTTTTACGATCCGCAGTTGGCTCTCGCAAATAGTTATCTGACGCTTTATATGTAGGGGCAAATTTTCTACCTACATACCCATTTACTTTTTTAAATTTTGGCTCGGACACTAATTGGTCCAAAGTTGCGTTTAGAAATTTTTGGTTTGCAGTTGTTTGAAAAACTGTTGGTAAAAAATTAAGAGTTTTAATTGACATTGAATATTATCTCGGTGTGGATGTATTATTTAAGCCAGCAAAATTTGTGCTTATTTGTGCTGCGGTAATTGCACTAATAATCTCAACGTTGTCTACAGTGGCTGAACTAACTAAGATTTCATTTGCTTCTGCATTGATTTGATATAAATTTCCGAACATTGCAGTTGGATCTTTTGGTACAATGATAATAGACGACACATTTGGACTTAATGTAGAGTGCAAGTACGCACTTAGCTCACTGAAGTAAAATGTTTCGCCAAAATCCCAATTGTCTATTTCAAAATACTTGTTAACTGCATCAATGACTGACGACTTTATGTCGTTATCACTTACGTTCATTGTTACATTTTTAACAACTTTAAATGTTGCCTGCAACGTGACCGCAGATTTTTCACCAAACAATGGCTTGAACTTTGCGCTATTAAAAATAATTGAATCACTAATAGCTTTGTAGTTTTCTAAACTGCTATACTCTAACTTTAATTGCTCTGTAGTAGGAGGTTCGGGTTCCACTAAGGTATTAGTAGTATCACGTATCCAATTCTGATAATCAGATGCATACGCTTTAACTAACAAGAATAAATCTACAATATTGTTTGGAGATGGGTCAATCCTTCTATAACCAGGACTGTTGTGCCGATATTGGAAATACAAATTCTCTCTACCAATTTTAGCAACATACGCTGGCTCTTCAGTAAGCATATAAGTATTTGGCAAAATAGTTAAAGCATAAAATTTGTCTTCGCTTACTGCGTAAAAAAGTTGACCCGTTAAATATAGCGGGAGATTAGAAGTTATTTCGGTTTTTGTTGCATAATCAGACACTATGTCTGCCATGTTAAGAGGCACTTGCACAATGAAGCTGTCATACGAAATTTCATTTTTAAAATAAACTAACTTTCTACTTTGATTTGTTTGCGGGTTTACTATAATGTCAAACACATCAGGATTATCTGGTATACCATCTGCGTTGTTATCAGTGAAAGTAATCAACACTTTATTTTGGTTCGAGTAACCGTCCTTATCAATTACATTTTTAAAAATGTACCATGAGTAGTCGATGCCCATTGGGGACGATGAGTCAGGCTGCGGATTTACCTTTAAAACTTTAATTAAATCTCGTATTACTGTGCTTGTTTTACTGTCATATACTTTAACTTTTTCATCAAAATAAAATTTAGTTTCCAATTTACTTTCAAAGAAGTAGTTAAGTCCGCGCCAATATATAGTATACCCTACATTTTGTGTATACTCAAATCGAATTAACCAGCTTGCATCTTTGCTTTGACCAGTTATGTCTCCATTGTTTGTCGGCTGGTCATTACCAAACGTTTCAAGAGAAAACGGATGTGTTAGATTAATATCTTTTTCTTCTACTAGAGTCCACTCTAACGTGAACAAATCGTAACGCAATGCGAAATTATTTTTAGCAATAACCTTAGCGGCAGCAATTTTAGTAAGTGCATGTGGAATAGAATTTTTAAAGACTGGGATAACTTCTCTTACCAATGCTCCATCTGGTATAGTTTGTGTTAACGTCACTGGACCAGTCCCGTTTGCAAAATTACCAAGCCCACCAACTGTGCCATCTCCTGCAATTTGCATAACAGATGAATACAAAAATAACTTGTCACCCTCAAACCTAACAACGCCAGGAACAATTTTGTTTTGAGAATTAAAATAATATCCCTCTGGGGCTGCAAATTTTATAATAGCCCCAACCTTAATATATTTTGCTTGCGCAGTAGTAACGTATCCAAGCTGAGACACAATTTTTACTGTTTCTCCAACTGAGTTAGTCCCCCATTTATAAAAATAGCCAGTGGACAGATTTGTATTTTTACTACTTAAATTCCAGACAGTGTCTGGAATTTGGTATCTAGTAAAATTAGCATAATGAAAATGTTGCAACTCTCTTGTATTCAAAATTTTAGTTAAATCTTCTTGCACTATCTGTTGAACATTAGAAGTTGTTAAAAATGAAAACGTCATTGAGTTTGTAATATTTTCTTTATACAAATATCCGTCTTGACCAAATATATTTGTCCCAGAATATTTCCCAGTGACATCACCAACATCTAAGTATCTGCTTATACCACTGCTTGTTCGATTAACTGCCTTCACTTTCATTACATTAGAGAACGTTGTATACGGAATAATGTTGTAGTCTTCCCCAGTAATCATCCGTCCTTGTGTGTAGTATTGCTGCGGAGCACGAAGTCGAATATCATCAATAGGCTCATTTGCAGTAGCATTAGTTACAGTGTATTGCAATGATGCTCTAATAGTTAAACTCTCAGCAGTACCTTTCCTAGAAACATATGGCATAGTAATAGCCACATTTTGCATTTCGTCAGGAGTAATCTTATATGTTAGGTTATTGCTTACTCTATAATAAATCCGGTATGGTCCATGTGGCACATTTGAAAATGACCCATCGCCAAATACTAAATCAATTTGATCATCCATTTTGGATAGAACTTGATACAAGTTACGTTCAACTGATTTGTTGTATATAACGTTAACACCAGTAATAGCTGGTGTTTGCTTCCACAACGTAGTCTCTTTAAGATCGTTATCAAGCGCGTACACCCAAATATCAGTTTGATTAATATCACTTACGTTAACACCAACTACACGATTTGGCAATGCTTCACTTAGTGTAAAGTCTTGGCTTTTCATTACACCTTGTTTAAAATAAAGAAAAAAACCAGTATTTACACTGCCGTTTCCTTGGTTATCGCCACGATATAATATATTAAACTTGCTAGTTGCTTTTGGCTCTACCTCATACACATATGGTTGGCCAACTGTTGACGGACTCGTAACTTCAAAATCTTCAGATTTGCCATTTACAGTTGTAGTAAATGTAAAAACTGGTGATGTTGTCGTTGGTATGTTTATTGTGTACTCATCTGTTTTAACCCCGTTAATAACTTGGGAGTTTCCAGATTTTCCAACCACTTGGCTGTTTAACAATGCAGCGTTTAAAATTAATGTAAACTGCTCTTGCCAATTATCATTGGTGACGTCGTTCCAAGAAATTAGTGTGCTCGACAAGTCATTACCACTGGAGTCCACTATACGCTCTGACGACGAGATTGAGTTAATTTTTAAAATTCCAGAGGCTGGAGTACAACGCTTTGGGGAATAACTTACTAAACGAGCAAGCTTTAAAATGCTATCCCTACGCTCAGCAGTGTCTAAGAAATTTTCACGTGCATTTAAGTCTGTGCGGAATGCAAGTGATTGGCCCAAAAAAGCAATTAAATCTATTAAAGCTATGTATTCACTTGACTCAATGAAATCGTTAAAGTCTTCTGGGTAATAAAGACGGATATAGTCAATCATTGACTTGCGGAGAGTTTCAAAATCGTAAGATTGAAAATCCGCGTCACGAAAAGTTTGATATAATTTTTTCCAGTCTTCGGCAACTAAAAGACTGTTTTGACGAGAAGATATTGACATAGAACTACCTGTTGTATGTCAATATTTAGCTTATTCCATTAAGTATAGTTTTATATAATGGTAGAGTTAAGTGTTCCCCTGTCGAATTGCAACTTGAGTTTTTCAACTTGGTTCGTTTCAAGTAATCTAATTTCTAGCAATATCATTAGCCCGTTTTCGTATTCTGTAATAACAATGCTTTCAGCTGCAACTCTTGGATCGTATTTAACGATAGTGTTTATATCGTGCTCAATTGCTAATTTTAATTCTGTAGTAAGCGGATCAAAAATGATATCCCATATTATGGTCCCAAATTTTGGGTTACCTACTTTTTCACCTTTTCTTATATGTAGGTGATTGTACAGATCTTGCTTGATTAATTCAAAATCTGTAAGGCGAAACTTTTTGTTTCGGTTAATAGTAGAAAATCCGTTATATATTGGCATTTAATATTTATCAATTACCATTTTTCAGAATTCCATGGCGCTTTTCCAACTGGTGGCGGCGGAGTTGGTTTCGGCTCCGTTGCTTTTTTGTCTAGCAGTACATATATTGGCCCTTTTTCGACTCCACCAGTTCCATTTTTAGACGGTCCACAGCATAAATCCCTACTATTGGATGGTTCGTGTTTTGGAATAAGAGGTATGTATGACACAAAGGTTGATTTTGGTTTCCATTTAAAATACGGTGCCTTAGCAGTTGCAGACACTTCCCTATGTGTAATAGGGAGCATTTTAGCTGGAATTGAATGCCATTTTGCAAGACCAACACCTTTAGCTGCAATAGCAGCAGCAGCGGCAGGTGCCTTAGGTCCATTCATATGTATTTGACTAGCTGTTTCTAAAATTACTCCTCCAGCTAAGTGAGTAGTGTTGCCTTTTGACTGAGTTGTAATATCCCCAGCTGAGTTTATACTAGTTGATACTCCTGATTGTAACGCTAACGCAGTGCCAGACTTCAAATCAATTCTTTTAGCCGCAGTTCCTTTGAGGTCCGTGCCCGCAAGAAAGGTCGTTTCTTTAATTGATTGTGTTTTTAAACTAGTGTTGGTTTTAATTGTAATGTCTTTGCTAGCTGATATAACTAATTCCGTCCCAACCCTTGCATGTGTAGTTAACCCAGATTGTAAATACAAATGCTTATCTGCTTTAAACCCTGCTACATTTTGTGAATGAAAATGTATTTCTGTTTTAGCTAACCCTGTAATTTGATCACACTGCATAACAATACTGCCATTGGATGACAGATTTGTATTCAACTTAGTTTGCATGTTGAATTCGCCCTCAACAAACATATTCATGTCTTTTTTAGTGCGAAAACTAATTGCATTTTCTGCGTAAAACTGTATTTGACCATCAGCAGTCATCTCAAACCAGGCTGTTCCCTCAGCGTTTCCTACGTTAATAAAGCTTTTCTTAGGATCTTCTGAATCAGACAACATAATTTGATGCCCGCGCGCAGTACGCAATCGAATCATCTGATTTTTATCTTTTGCATCCCCGTCATCCATAATAAACTGATGACCACCTAACCTATATTCAGGACCTTTAACCTTGTTTAACTCTTCTTTGGGCATGTCCTTGGGACTTGGTCTGCCAGGTGTGCTAATACCAAACACTCGAGAAGGAGACTCTCGCTGAGAGCTACTTGAGATTACTCCACGTATTTTATCATCTTCAAGCCCTTGCCGCAACAATTGCAAATTTTGTTCTTCATGTGCTGGTTTTTTAATAGTTAAAAAATTATTCCATTCTTTATGTAAACCTTTGTTAACTTCATTAAACTCAACTGACGGATACGGTGGACAATCTAAGTATTTTCGTAATGCTGGGTCAACTGTAGTCTCACCAGTTAAGTAATTGGTTCCAGCAATGCCAGGCACTGCATAATGTGTATGTTCTTGAAATACACTTGCAAAATAGTATCCTCGGTTTCCATCCCCGCCAATGAATATTACTAAAACTTGGTTACCAATGTCTGGTGGTGTCATCCACATTCCATATGAATGGTTAACTTTGTTGTACTTATTAGCGTCAGATTTTTCTGCTTTTTCACGTGGCCATCGTACTGCACCCATATATGGACTGGCATAGCCAACAGTAATCCACGACGATTGTTCATTCTCTTTTCCACCAAATTCCGGTATCCATACTTGCACTCTCCCAGCCCTAGCTGGATCTGTGTTATTTTTAACCCAACCTATATACGGACCAGGATCTAAGTTAGCACCGTACGCTTTATACGGATCAAGGTGCTTAGGGATTTCGGGACCAGTTAATCTATCAGTAGGCATATATTATATTCCAGCAGGAGGTTGATTTTGAATTCGGCTACACGTTAATACTTGGGTAAATTTTCCACCAGCAAATGTTGATTCTATCATGGTAACCATAAATCTGCCAGAAAAAGCACCCATGCTATACTTACCAGTGCCAGGAATAGCTAACCCAACATCATTATAATCTGACGCAGACAACGCAGTTATTTGGATTGCTACTTCGCTAGCAGATTGGTTTATACTTCCATTTGGAGTATGTGATGCACTTTTAACATTCCAAAACATCACATCGTCTTGGCATATCCAATCTGGATCACCAATAATTTTAAGCATAGCAGTCATCATTGACGCATTGCCGTAACGAGACATAATGTTCTCTTGCATTTCTCTTGCTTTTTCATTTTTTGAGCCATCGTTCATTTTGACAGTTGCAGCAGTATAAGCAACTGGAAATACTCCGCACCCAAATTGACCTTTATCACCACTTGACAATTTTTTATAATTTTCTGCCATGCCAGACGCACCACCGTGAGCTTTTGGATCAAGTGTCGGTGTCACTTCTTGGCCACCAGAAACAGAATACCTATTTTCTTGATTAGTAGTTAGCATGTTATACCAAAGATTATCAAAATTAAGCTCTAAATCAAGAATATCATCATTTTTACCAGTGAAAATGTATTGATAATCCTTTAAAGCAGTAGGCATAGTATCAATTATCGGAAAGGCTCTATTGTACGTGTTATTAACCATATACGGCACAACTCTGTACACATAATTTTTAGTATATCGGTTAAACCTTGGCTCCCAATCTTTATATTCAATTCTTGGTATTATCCTAAACCATTTAACTTGTTGTGGTTTACCAGGCCCTCCACCATCTTGCTCGTCTCCAGACTGATTACCAATCCAATCACTCTCACGCAAAATTGCTGACATTACTTCATGAATTGAAGTTCCTTGAGCAAAAGATATGTTTGAGTTTAACTGTGCTTTTGGCCTAGTCATTGTTTTAATAGTAGTTTGATCAGCAGCGGCAGTCCCTGGTGTAGGGAAATACCCACCTTGCGGAGTCATGTGTTCTGCTTTAACTAGCTTACCACCGTGCATTGGATACGTTAACTCAAATGCAATAGTGTCGTGATATTTTGCATGTTGTTCAGCTGCTTGATTAGCAAACCAAGTATTTACTGCCCCGGTATAACTTCGTATATGATCATCAGTAGGTGCTACCCCCTTCACCATTGGTGGGTCCTCAGGAGCACCTTTTGGTGCAGGGGATTTTTGCTCGTAAAGTATAATTTCACCAACCTTGCTGCCAGAAGCTTCAACTCGAACTGGAGTTCCCCCAACTGTTTCCATAAAATTTTGGTGCGCTACTGCGGTCATAGTTACCTCGTACCTAGCACCCTGTTGGTTAATTTTCATTCCCATCGTAGTTATCTTAAATGGGATAACTTTTGTCATTGGAATATTTGCTGGAGTACCATCTATGTTCCAACCTTTCCATTCTATTTTGATATAGTATGGCATTTCTCGATAAGTTTCTATCCCTAACTCTTTTGAAACTGCAATTAATCTATTAAACAGAGTTACGCCCATTGGCTCAATAATAGTAATGGACATGTCAACTACAGTAGTATTTCTACCTTTAGTAGTTGATGGCGGAGTATTAGAAAATTTAAAATTATCTAAATAAAAATCTTCTTTAAAATGTTGATTTCTCCCAGCTTGCTTCCCCCCAGAGGCCATCAATAATGTGCCACCAAGATTTAGCGTAGGCGTTTCATATACATTTTTGTTAAACTCTTTAATTGACAGCGCATATATGCTTAAATTATATGTCCAATTTACATATTGATGTAACGGATTTCTCCTACTCATTAAACTTCCTTTTATTCAAGATCAAGCACAAGCGTTTGCTTGTTTGGTAAGTATATACGATTACCAGTTAAAAAGTCAAACAATGGATCTTTCAAAACATCCATATTTCTTGCTGCAAACACCCACCACAAAGTTGCGTCGCCATATAAATCATATGCTAGCAAATCTGGTCGAAGATGATAAGATTTATCAATTTGGTATAGTTTATCATTTGTGTTTTTGGTAATTTTTCTATAGTTGATTAATCCCAAAAATCTTCCATACATTTCGGTTATTTTGTATGGACTAAATTTTGTATAATTAGTATTGGTGCTCATGATTAAATAAATGGACCTCCATGTCCACTAGCAATATTAAGTGGACTGAACGTTATAAGTTGATTTCTGCTATAAACTGGTTGCAATGTGATTTGCAGTGTACTTAACGTTGGTACACGATTTTTACCACACAAAATGTAATCTTTATCCTCAGGCATTGTGTGAGTAAAATTAACTACTACACACGGTACGTCTGAAAAATATCCACCATACCCATTTAAAAACACCAATGGTGGCGGTGTTCCAGCAAGAGGGTCTCCTGCCCAAAACATCTTAGTTACTGCCCGCAACAATGAAATAGCACCAGTTAGTGCATGACCTTCAGCAGCGTTTTGCACTGGAAATTCTGCACTAATAGTTATATTTGAAACTTCGCTTGATTCATAGAACTGTGATGCATAGTTACTGTGAACTAACGGCGCAGTTGAATATTTAGCAGTGTCAGTTGTTTGAATGTTTGGAGTAATTGGGAAAGCTATAAATCCGTATGGCACCATACACCGCAACGTTACTACCCAATAATCTCCCGATGTGGTTGACTGATTCATTCCTGGACTAGCACCACTGCCACCACTGCCACCACTGCTGCCGTCAGACCACGTAGCGCGAACGTACTGAGAAGAATTTCCTTGCTGCTGCATGTCAGTAATCATTGACTCACCATTACTAGTTGATGTCGGTGAAGTAGCAGACATTGATGATAACCCTGATGAAGAAGTCCTAGCTTCTTGCGCTGGATTAAAAGCGTCAGTGGACGTTCCATACGACATTGCTGACGCATTTGACACAGCGCCAGCAGTTTTGCTTAACCCTTCAAGCAGTTTGGCTGCACTGCTAATTGATGCAGCCATGTTTGATGACGCATAATCCTTAGATTGACCAAAGCTTACATCAAGATTTGCAAATGAACTAGCAAAGTTAGATAACAAGTTAAAGTCAACATTTGCAGGAGTAGATGATCCAGTCGCTGAATTATTTGCAAAAATGTTACCCCATGCATTTCCACCACCAATTCCCCCGCCAGATATCATTGGATTATTTTGAAATAAGTTTC